CGCTTATGGTGCCCAAGATATTTATCTTACTGGCAACCCTCAAATTACTTTTTTCAAAGTCGTTTACCGTCGTCATACCAACTTCGCAGTTGAATCCATAGAACAAACCTTCAACGGACAAGCCGATTTTGGAAAACGTGTCACTGCTACTATCTCTCGCAATGGTGATTTAATCCAACAAATGTATCTTGAAGTTGTCCTTCCTGCTTGTGCTGTGGTTGTGGCTGATCCTGTTGATGATATAAGTAATGTTTGGACTTATGGTATTGGTAATGCTCTTATTAAGCAAGTTGATATTGAAATTGGAGGTCAACTCATCGATCGTCAATATGGTAATTGGATGAATATATGGTCTGAACTGTCTACTCCTGCTGGTAAACGTGCTGGTTATGATTATATGGTTGGAAACTGCAAACCAAGTGGTGTAGAGCAATTAGGTGGTCTTAGACTAAGAACTGCTAACCGTCTTTATATTCCACTTCAATTCTGGTTTAACCGCAACCCTGGTCTTGCCCTTCCTCTTATCGCTCTTCAATACCATGAAGTTAAACTTAATCTTGAGTTACGTGCCTCTTCTGAACTTGTCAACTCTATTGCAGCTCCAACTGTTCCTGCTCTTGCTGTTTGCAAACTTTATGTTGATTATATTTATCTTGATACTGATGAACGTCGTCGTTTTGCTCAAGTTAGTCACGAATACCTTATTGAACAAGTTCAATTTACTGGTGCTGAATCCATTGGAGCTACTACTAACACCAGAAATGTCACCCTTAACTTTAATCACCCAGTTAAAGAACTTGTCTGGGTTCATACCACAAACGCTCATGCTACTCCTAATTTTACAGAGAACAACTGGTTTAATTATTCAGGTAGTGCCGGATCTGTTGATTCTTTCAATACCGCTCTTCTTCAACTTAATGGTCATGACCGTTTCTCAGTACGCCATGCCGACTATTTCCGAAAAGTCCAAAACTATGAACACCACTCAAGTGTTCCACGTGTCGGTAGCAATTTAGATGTCGATGATTTCCGTCAGCAATACATTTATACTTACTCATTTGCGCTTTCTCCCGAAGAACATCAACCCAGTGGAAGCTGCAACTTTTCCCGTATTGACAATGCAGTACTTCAACTTAACTATAATGCTGATCCTCTTACAAATGCAGCTGCAGTTGTTGCTGATATGAACCTATATATCTATGCTGTTAACTACAATGTTCTACGCATTATGAGCGGTATGGGTGGTCTCGCTTATAGTAATTAGAGAGTTTATAAAATAGTTACTTTATAAACATACATATGTGTTAAATTTTATTTTTCAAATTATTTTCAAATTATTTTCAAATTATTTTCAAATTATTTTCAAATTATTTTCAAATTATTTATAAATGAGTTATGAGTAATTTAATATTTTCGATAGTTTATACTATTAGTTTTATTTTTTTCAATGTATTATATTATATTATATATGTAATATAATTAATTTTGTATTTTAAAATTTAAAATATTCAAGTAAAAATATATTTGTTTAATTTAATAAACACTTAATAAACTTTAGCAACTTTATTTATATTAACTAATTAAAATGGGTGGAGGTCTTATGCAACTTGTCGCTTATGGTGCCCAAGATATTTATCTTACTGGCAACCCTCAAATTACTTTTTTCAAAGTCGTTTACCGTCGTCACACCAACTTCGCAGTTGAATCCATAGAACAAACCTTTAATGGTCAAGCCGATTTTGGAAAACGTGTCACTGCTACTATCTCTCGCAATGGTGATTTAATTCAACAAATGTATCTTGAAATTGTGACGCCACCTATGAATACTCTTCTGAGTACTCTCACTTATGGTTTTGGTAATGCTATTATTAAGCAAGTTGATATTGAAATTGGAGGTCAACTAATTGACCGTCAATACGGTAATTGGATGAATATCTGGACTGAGCTAACCATACCTGAGGGTAAGCGAGCTGGCTATGATAATATGGTTGGGAATAAAACAAATAATACTCCCGGTCGTGCTGCGATTATTGAACGTCCTGCGGTTATAGCAGGTGAAGGTCAACTTGCTCTTCCTCCTGTTGTAGGCGTTCCCGCTGTTCTTGCTGATACTACTCAAGCTGGTGGTCTTTTATGTGTAACCCAAAGACATCGTTTTTATGTTCCACTTCAATTCTGGTTTAACCGCAACCCTGGTCTTGCGCTCCCACTTATTGCCCTTCAATACCATGAAGTCAAACTTAATCTCGAGCTTCGCAATGCTTCTGAATTAATTAATGTTACCGTTGCCCCCCTCCAAGGCGCCCTAGCCGCCCCTACTACTGGACTTACTTGCAAACTCTTCGTTGATTATATCTACCTTGATACTGATGAACGTCGCCGTTTCGCACAAGTTAGTCACGAATACCTTATTGAACAAGTTCAATTTACTGGTTCTGAATCCATTGGACCTAATACTAGTACCAAAAATGTCACCCTTAACTTTAATCACCCAGTTAAAGAACTTATCTGGGTACACAATAATGTCGCGAACACTACCAATAATTTACTTACAGGAAACAGATGGTTCAATTATTCCTCGAGCCCAACCCTGCATGAAGATACATTTAACACTGCTCTTCTTCAACTTAATGGTCATGATCGTTTCTCTGTCCGCCATGCTGACTATTTCCGTAAAGTCCAAAACTATGAACACCATTGTCGTGTTCCACGTGTTTCTAATGAATTAGATGTTAATGATAACCGTTCCCAATTTATCTATACCTATTCTTTTGCTCTTTCCCCAGAAGAACACCAACCCAGCGGAAGCTGCAACTTTTCTCGTATTGACAATGCAGTACTTCAACTTAACTATAGTGCTGATCCTCTTACAAATGCAGATGCAGTTGATGAAGCAATGAACCTCTTCATCTATGCCGTCAACTACAACGTTCTTCGTATTATGAGTGGTATGGGTGGTCTCGCTTACAGTAATTAGAGAAAATTTTAAAAGTAATTGTTGTAGAAACATACTTATACATTTAAATTTATTTTTATATATTTTAATTGATAATTAATTTTAATAAAATTAGAAACACTTTAACATTGAATTTATAATTTTTTTAGTTAACATAATAAAATAACTTAGATAAGATGTCATCACTTCACATCATATAGTGTGAAAAATAAAATACGCTCATGTATTAGAGGATAACACAAATATTAAAAAACGTTTTATACTTATATGATACTTGGTAATAGAAATAAACCTTATAGAAGAAGTATATAGATTAATAAAGAACTTAAAGTTATTATATAGTATATAGTATATATTTTAATGTTACATTAAAATAAAGTTTGAAATTAATTATTTAATTAAATTAAATTAAATTTATTTAAATATTTAAAAATAAATATCTACTTAAAAGATAATAATCATCAAATAGAGTCAAGTATTTTAAAAGCTCTTTTGGCTTTATTAATTTATAAACACATACGTTTATTTAAAGATAAGTATAATTAACAAATATAAAATATAAATTAAGTTATATCAAATAAAATATAATTTAAAAATAAGAATAAAAATAAAAACAAAAATAAAAATAAGAATAAGAATAAGAATAAGAATAAGAATAAGAATAAGAATAAAAATATTTAAAAAATAAATTATAAATTAATAAATGACGATTTTATATGATTTATATACATCATTTATAAAAGAAAATTGGAAGTGGTATACTATCTATTTAATTACATTTATATCGTTACCATTACAAAATATTGCAATTCCTCATTATTACGGTGAAGTTATAAGTAGTTTAAAAGATGCTAATATAAAAAAATCTAAATATTTATTTGCTATATTATTAGGAATATGGTGTTTAATACAACTATTTCATATTGGAATTTCATATGTAGATAACTATTTATGGCCTAAATTCCAAGCATATATTAGACAATCGTTTTTTGATTTAATAATAGACCGTTATAATCAAAATTATAAAGAATTAGAAGTAGGAAATATTCTTACAAAATTAATTAAATTACCTTGGATTTTAGATGAGGTAACTAATCAAATACAAAATTTTTTATTAACAAATAGTATTCTTATTATATCTAATTTTATTTATCTTTATAAAAATCATTTTTCATTAGGATTTATTTATTTAGGATGCGTAGCAGTTATAGTTATAATGTCTCGACTTTATTTTAATAATTGTAATCATAATATTAAAACTGTTGAACAAAAATATGATAGTTGTCATGAAGAAATAGATGATGTCTTACAAAATTTATTATCTATTTATACAAGTAAAAAAATACCAGATGAAAAGAAACGTCTTTTTGATATTAATGAAGATGTTAAAAAAAACCAAAGGGATTCTGGACTATGTAATCGTAAATTTAAAATATATTTTTCTATAGTAAATATATTTTTATTCTTAGCACTTAATTATGTAGCTTATAGTTTATTTTTAAATGGTAAAATAAAAGTTAATTCTTTAGTTAGTGTATTTATTATTAATTATACTATTTTAGGTTCACTTATAACTCTTTATACATCAGCAAAAGATTTTATGAGTACTAAAATCTATATTGAATTAATAGATAATTTTATTGATGACTTACCACAACCAAATACTATAAATAAAACTAAAACTATACCTAATCCAGAACAAGGGTTAGATATTAGATTTAAAGATATTGAGTATACACACGATAACGCACAAGACAAATTATTTAATAAATTAAATTTACGATTAAGAAAATTTGAAAAAATTGCGATTATGGGTGGTATTGGTAGTGGTAAATCATCTTGTATGAAATTATTAGTATCATTACAAACATTTCAAGGTGGAAATATTTATATTAATGAAGTTCCAATTACTGAAATTGATGTTAATAATTTAAGACAAACTATTATTTATATACCACAACACCCTAAATTGTTTAATAGAACTTTAAGAGAAAATTTAACTTATGGATTACATCCTGATATCACAACAGAACATATATTAACATTTATGAAAGAAAACGGTTTTATAGAATTAGAAGAAATATTTAGAAAACGTATGGATGAAAAAGTTGGTAAAGGAGGTCAAAATTTTAGTGGAGGTCAAAAAGGCACAATATGGTTTTTAAGAGCAGCTATGCAAAAAGCAAACTTAATTATTGCTGATGAACCAACAAGCGCTCTTGACCCACAAAGTAAATTACAAATTAAAAAAATGATTGATGTAATCGCAAAACATAAAGCAATTATAATAATTACTCACGATAAAGATATGACAGCAGGTATGGATAGAGTTATTACTTTTGATAAAGGCAAAATTATAAGTGATGTTAAACCAAATGGTAAAAAATATATCTAAATATATCTAAATTATCTTATATTTAGTTTAAATCTTTTATAAAAATTTAAAAATAATAATTATACTCTCATAAAATAAAAGTTGTTTTAATTCATCAGTATGTGTGAATAATAATTATAAATATTTTCTTTTATTAGGATTATCCATCATAAATATAGGATACATTGGTATTATTAATAGTAGTTTTTAAAAGAATTTTTAATATGATAATTAGTTGTATTAAAAGTGTTTTCATATAATGGTATTATTTTCTAATAAATGGTAGTAATTGTTATTATTATTATACAATATATATACTATTCTAAACACATTGTATAAAATGTATATATTTACTACACTGACCTCATTCTCACTTTTTATTATTTTATTATTTTTTAATTTAAATATATATTAATAGATAATAAATCTTATCTTATGCCTCTAGACAAAGCTTAAAAAGTAAAAGATTTCTTCAGAACTAAGAAAATGTTAAAAACTTGCAAAATTGTAGTTTATGAGACTTATATTATTTATAGACTTTTACGCATCTGGATACCCACTACTATTTATATTCATATTTATATTTATAAAAAATAATATAAATAGAGAAAAATAGAGAAAATAGATAAAAATAAAAATTGATTTTAAGTTTTTATATAACAATAATTATAAATTTAATATAAAAAAATCTAAAGTCATAGTCATTTATTAGAGGATAAGTCAACTCATTACTTAAATGTCTTTTAATAATAATCAAGATGAAGATGAAGCTTTAATCAAAGCTATACAAGCATCAATTGAAGATATGCAAGAAAAAACAAGACATGTTAGTAGTGGTGATGAATATAATACTGATGTATCTATTATTGAAGATGAAGAAGAATTAAATGATATAGATTCTATTATTAATGATGAATCTGATAAAGAAGAAACTGATATAGTTTTTAATAGTAGTGATGCAGAAATTCAACCATTACCTAATGTATTTAATGAAATTAATAATGAAAATAATGATGATATTACAATAGCAATACAATCATCTTTAGTAGATTATCAAACAACAGAACATAATTTATTAAATGATATTATTAAAAAATCATTAGAGACAATTAAAGATGATAAAAAACATAAAATAGAAAAAGAAATACAACTACAAGATGAAGAAGATAAAATAGTATCAAAAGTAATTGAAGAATCATATTTTTCAAATGTTGCTATTCAACAAACAAATAATTCAATTATTTCTAATGATCAAAATAATTATTTAGAAGACTATGAAGAAGAATATATGAAAATTATTTTACAAGAAATTAAAGAACAAGAACAAGAACAATATCAAGATCAAGAACAATATCAAGATCAAGATCAAGATCAAGATAAAGATCAAGAACAATATCAAGAACAATATCAAGATCAAGATCAAGATCAAGAACAAGAACAAGAAAAAAAAAATTATAAAATTCAACAAAATCAACAAATGAGAACTATTATAGAAGAACAAGATTTTGAATATGAAGAAGCATTACAAAAAGATATTGCTAAAGAACAAGAAAAACTAAAACAGTCTTCTATAAAATCTACAACTTTAAATTCAATTATAAATAATAGTAGTCTAATAAATACACATATACCTTTGCAAACTAAAAATAATGAAGAAATACCGAATAAAACATTAGATGATATGCGCAAAGCTCGTTTAGCATATTTAGACAAAAAAAAGTTTAAATAAAAATAATAATATTTGATTTGATTCGATTTTATCATTAAAATAAATTATAATTTTTATTTTTATTTAAACTTTTTCTTTTCTAATTAAGTATTACAACAAAGATATGTATTTTCTTATAATCGCTGTTTTGTAATTAGTTTATTAAAATAGTATGTTGATGCTTCTGTTTTTATTCAATTAACAACTCTTTTTAGAAAAATTATAAAATAATAAAACTATTAAAAATATTATTGAAGATAAATACAATTAAGGAAATCATAAGAAAAAAATATATCAATATGTACTTATTAATATTTTTATTTTGTTAAAACTTCAAATCATTATAGTTATATAGTTATATAGTTATACTTATATTTTGTATATGATTGGGATGATGATATATATATATATTTATATATTTATTTATATGTTTTGATTCTAACTATTTTATATAAATATAACTTTAATAAAAATAAATTATTTTAGTTTTTAATATTAAATTAAAATATATAATTTATATAAATTATATAAATAAAAATGTATAAAATAAATACTGATACTAATACTAATAATAATTATAATAAATTTAAGAATACTAATAAAGATAGAATTGATAAATTTAATAATTGTGTTCTGTATAATGATAATTATAAACAAAATAATATTATAAATGAAGATATAAAAAGAATGCATTTACTACCACCACATTGCCCAATGACACCAAAAACATATACAGATTTTTTTAATGATAATACTATATTAGAAAGAACAACACCTTATAAAATGAATACAGTAAAACATCCTAAAGAAGGTAATAAACATACAATAGAATATAGAAATTTTTATAGTGATTTTAAAAAAGATGCTTTACATTATACAGATAATAATTATGCATTTATTGATAGTAAAAATTATTATAATACTGGTAATACTAAAAATAAGAATATAAAATTAACTATTAATGATGATGAAAATGTTAAATTATATAGTGAAACAAAACATAAAAATTATAATAATTTTGCTACACCTATGAAAATAAACGGTAGTAATAAAATACAAGATTTATTTGATAATTGTATGAATAAAAAAACATTTGAATATAAACGATTTTCTAAAATATTACCACATAATAAACAATGGATTGATAACCCATTATTTAGTAATGAAATTTCAAAAGAGACAACTAAATTAAAAAATAAATTCATCGATAATAGAGATACTACTACTATGGATATATATAGTGACGTATTTAAAGATATGTACGCTATGACTTATAATCAAATTGAATATACACAAACATCACTTGTTAATAGAATAAATAAAGAAATTAAAAAAGAACAATAAATTAATAATAAACATAAATTATAATTATTAGGATTATCCTTAAATAAACGGATGTGTTTATTAAATGATAACCTAAAAGAACTTTTTAAAACCTTGAACTTATTTGACGGTTATTATATTTAAAGTAGATATTTATTTTTAATTATTTAATTAAAT